TATATTATTATATATATATATATATATATATATATATATTTATTTTGATAAAATATTTGTACATGATTTTAAAATACCTGTTAATCCATCATATAATCCTGCTTGAATAAATAAATATTTACAAGTATTAGCCGCGGTAAATAATACTGCTATACATTCTGGATGACAATTATATTCTGCTAAATCTATATCATTACCACAACTACTAGTAATATTTGTTACTGTATTATAAATGTCGCAATTATCAAATAATAATTCTTGAATATATGTCATATATATATACATATATATATTTAAATATTTAAATAATCAACATAAATATATATATATATATATGCCTAAACAAAGACAAATTTTAAAAAGCAAAGGCGTAACAAAAAAACGATACAAAAAACAAACAATCCCAAAAGCTATAAGAGAACAATGTTGGATCGTATCATTTGGAAAAGTATTTGAACATAAATGTTATGTAGATTGGTGTGAAAACCTTATAAATCCGTTTGATTATCACGTAGGACACGATCAACCTGAATCAAAAGGAGGAACATTAGATATTAATAATATTAAGCCAATTTGTGCTAGATGTAATTTAAGTATGTCTGATAATTATTCGATTCAAGAATGGATTAAATTATCTCCAACACCCGAGAAACAACAAAAAAAATGTATTCAGTGTTTTTAAATTTGATAAAATATTTTGTATTTAAATATAAATGATGAAATCATTATATTGTATTAGAAATGCTCAAAATAACAGACAAATAATTACATCAATCGGTAGAGGACAAATTAATAGTCTCCGATTTGGATGGACAGAAAAAAAAAATATAGAACTGGTCGTCACTGATAATACTAAGAAATCTATGAAAACAGCAGAGATGATATTTGACGGGAAACCAATTATTCCATTAAATCTTCAAAGCGCAACATTTGATGACAAGAAAAAATTAAATATGTTCTATCAATTCTTAAAAAATAGGGAAGAATGTATGTTGGCGTATGTGGGTAACAGAGAGTTCATTAATTCTATAAAATGTACAGATTTATATTATAATTCATCAGTAGATATTAAAAGAGTCCATCCATATTTAGTTGAACTAACTTTTCAAAAAGAATTATGTGACAATTAAATTTTAAAAAATAAAGTTTTTTTCTTTAAATTTGATTATATCTTAAATTTTTTTTATACGAAAAACATGGCTTCTATTACTGATAATCAATCGGTATCTAACAAATGGGTGCAAATTATTTATTCACCCGACAAGTGTCAGTGTCGTGTTTGGAATAATGGGTGGGGAACTCAGTGCACGTGTCGTCCAGTTGATGGAACGAACAGATGCAAGCGTCATACTAATAAGGACCCGGGTCTTGGTCTCATAACAGAATCTAGACCACCCAAACCTACCGACCCAAAAGGTAGAGTCTTGAAGTGGGCTGATCAAAGGAATTCTAAAAAACCCATTAAATCGGTAAAAAATGCTATGGTTGTCCCTAAGATACAACCTGATAGCATCTCTGCGGAAACTGTAACAAGGACTATTGACCTTGAAGATACTAAATCACCTAATGAAATACTACCTGAAAAAAAAGATGAAGATGTATTCCGGTTCGAGGAACCGTTTCAACCTGAACCGAGACAGGAAAAGGAAATCACCTATGGGATAAAACCACCAACGGCATGGGATTCAGGAAAAACTTATGAAAATAATATTATTGAATTAGATAGTAATTCACAAGAATATGTAGATAATCTTGAATATTTTAATAAGTCTTTTCCTATAAATCCTACTATTATATCTATTAAAAGATTACAACATCCTGTAAAATTTATGCAGTATCAATTAGAAAAGCAAAGATTAGCATTAAGGGATAATTGTAGCATGGATGATATTAAAGAATTGACATTATTTCATGGTACTTCAAAAGATTCAGTACATTCTATTAATAGGAATGGTTTAAATAGGACATATGGTAGTATACAAGCATTTGGTGATGGTGTATATTTCGCACGCGATGCCATATTATCAGCAGATGCTAAATATGCTAAACCAGATAAAGATAGAAAACAAGTTATATATGTCACAAAAGTATTAATTGGTCATAGCACAACAGGAAAAGGTGGTATGAAGGTACCGCCTGAAAGATTACCTGGTATACCATACGATTCGTTAGTTAATTGTCCTGTTAATCCTACTATATATGTTAGTGGTCATAATGACAACCAAATATATGCAGAATATTTAATAGAGTTTGAAAATGAAGACAAAAAAGTAGTCAAAAAACCTCAACACGGTCATATAGAGATTCAAAATATGGATGATATTCAATATTCATTATATTGGGTGCCAGGGGGCTACCCTGACTACAAAAAAACAATAGACCCGCTTGTTTCTGGTGCACGCATAAGACGGAAAGTTCTAAATGATTTAAAAAAGATGATGGATATTCCCTTTAATAGTAAATCATATCAAAGTGTTGCATCTGTTGGTGATGAGTTCATAGTGGTTTTCGTTGCCCACATGGGTGATGGGCGAGTAGCTGGTCGGATTATTTACGATGGGAATCCTCTAAGAAAAATTAGCGTAGCAATAGTACAATCGTCAATAGTTAAAGTCTAAGATAAATATAAAGGTCTATTCCTAAAATTTACCCAGAACAATTTTCACACGATTCAGGTGAAACTGTGAATTGAATTGCTTTACTAGATGGTCTGCTTCTTAGATAATACATGCCAGTTTTTAATCCTTTTTTCCAAGAATAAAAATGCATTGAAGATATAGTTTTAAATGTGGGCGCTTCGATAAATAAATTTAAAGATTGAGATTGACATATATATTTTCCTCTATCAACTGACATGTCAATTAAATCTTTTTGTTTAATTTCCCAAGCAGTTTTATATTTATCTTTAATAAACTTAGGAATTTCATTTATATTTTGAATAGAACCATCATTTACTATAATTTTATCTTTCAATTCTTTATTCCAAATATTATAATAAATTAAATCATTAATTAGATAATTATTAATAACAATATATTCACCAGCTAATACTCTTCTAGTATAAATATTAGACATAACTGGTTCAAAACATTCATAATTCCCTAAAATCTGAGAGGTTGAAGCTGTTGGCATGGGTGCTACGCATAAACTATTACGTAATCCATATTTTATAATATTATCTTTTAATTCATTCCATTTTTCAAGCATATCATCAGATGGTTGTGAATCCCATAAATCAAACTGTAATAAACCTTTACTAGCAGGACACCCTTCAAATGTTAAATATGATCCTAAATATTTTTTATTCATAGTTATTTTTTGAAATTCTTCGCTTGTAACATTTAATTCATTTTTTGTTTTTTCTTTATCATAATTATCTGATAACCATGGAGGGTTTTCACAATATTTATTTATAACATCTTCTCGATCTTTTGAAATTTCCATTGATCGTTTTAGAGAACCATAATATATATGTTCAAATATCTTTTCATTAATTTGTTTCGCTTGTTCAGAATCAAATGATATACCCATTTCATAAAATACATTTGCTAATCCTTGGACGCCAATACCAATAGGACGATGTCTAAAATTAGATCTTTTAGTTTCTTCTAATGGATAAAAATTATAATCAATTATATTATTAAGATTTTGTGTTAAGATACTAGCGATATTTTCTAGTTTATCATAATTAAACGTGGGTCTAATATAATCATATAATTCTAAAAATCCTCCGAAATATTTACCATTGATGAAAACCTGTGGCATGACATCAGTAATTATATCATATGATTCATATATTTGTGTATATAATCTAATTCTATTGATTTTTTTATCCATAACAATTTCATCATAATTTATATTCCTTTTTTTTAAAATATTTTTAATATAATCACATTGTTTACAATTAGATTTTGAATAAATTATGATTTTGTCTGAAATTTCTTTATATTCTATAAATTTAGGTAAAGATATTGAAGCTAAATTACATACAGCTGTTTCATCTTTATCGGAATATTCAATTATTTCAGTACATAAATTAGATGATTTAATAGTTCCTAAATTTTGCTGATTAGATTTTTTATTACAAGCATCTTTAAAAAGAATATAAGGCATGCCTACTTCAATTTGTGAAATATAAATAGAATGCCATATTTTTTGTGCTTCAACTTGTTTACCTTTTCCTTCTTGTTCGTATTTAGTATATAATGCTTCAAAATCTTCGCCATGACAATCCGCTAAACCTGGACATTCATTAGGACACATTAATGTCCACATTTCGTTATTTTGGACGCGCTTCATAAATAAGTCTGGCATCCATAATCCGTAAAAAAGATCTCTTGCTTTTTCTAATTCATTTCCGTGATTCTTTTTCAATTCAAGAAAATCCATAATATCTGGGTGCCACGGTTCTAAGTAAATAGCAATGGAACCATTTCTCTTTCCGCCACCCTGATCAACGTAGCGTGCTGTATCATTATATACTCTTAACATGGGTACTAAACCATTAGAAATACCATTAGTTCCTTTAATAGGAGAACCGGATGATCTAATATTACTACAATGTAATCCAATTCCACCAGCATGTTTTGATATTAATGCGCAATCTTTAAGAGTATCAAAAATACCTGATATGGAATCGTCTTTCATCGATAATAGGAAACATGATGCTAATTGTTCATTATTTGTTCCCGCATTGAATAATGTAGGTGTAGCATGAATAAAATATTTATTTGATATCATATCATATGTTTCAAAAGCTTTATCAAGATTATTTCTATGAATACATAATGCTACTCTCATAAATAAATATTGAGGTGTTTCAATAATTTTATGATTTCTTTTCAATAAATAGCTTTTTTCTAATGTTTTAAAACCAAAAAAATCAATTAAATAATCATTCAAATGATTAATCTTTGAATCAATTAATTCTTTATCCGCAGGCGAATTATTAACTAAATCATACAAATATTTATCAATAATTGATGTTTCTCCATTATTATATAAAATTTCAATACAATCTGAAAATTTATCAGGACATTCTTTTTGATGATTTGATATGCATATTCTACTTGCTAATAATGCATAATCAGGATGAGTTGTATATAATGCAATAGATATTTCAGATGATAACTTATCTAATTCACGCGTAGTAACATTATCATATAATTCAGAACATACTTTTTGAGCAATTATTGTCGCATCAATTTTTAATTTATCATCAAAGTTTTGATCGACGCATAATAATCGAACCCTATTTAATATTTTATCAAATGATACGTCTTCATATGTATTGTCTCTTTTTTGAACACGCATATTATTATTATTATACATATTATTATACAAATATATTTTTAAATACTATTAAACTTTATCGATAATTTCTCGACTAATAAAATATTTTTATTTTCTACTGATAATTTAATATCATCTATCTTTATTATATAATCTAATTCAATTAATTTTATAATATCCTTAGTATTTATTCTATTTTTTATGCATAAATTTATTAATGATAATTCTTTATTAATATTATGTAAATCATTATTTATCATATTATTTATAAATAATATATTATTATCATCTACTATATTATTCATCAATATAGAAATTATAAAACTATATTCAATTTTATATTTATCTTTTATTATATTATAAATTTCGATATTTTTAGTTTTTACAGTCGTAGATATAATATTTTTTATATCTTTGAAATATTTTTTAGGTCCCCACAATATCTTAACGATACCTGTATATTTTTTTTTAATTAAATTACATATAAATAATTCATCAATATTGATTTTATTAGT